GACTGGTGGCACGACCAATGCATGGACGCCAAGCGCGGAAACGGTCGCTGGGTATACGCCTTCTTTCCTTTTTGGGATGGCACCCTAAACCGCCGGCCATGGCCTCAGGGTTCGAAGCTCGACAACGAAGAGATTGCTCTAATGAACAAGTACGGGCATCTAGGGCTAAAGAAAGAGAACCTTTCCTTCCGCCGCTTCGTGATGAGCACAGATGCACAGGTGCGTCGTAGCCCAGAGTTGTTCAGGGCTTTTTATCCTTTTGACGATGTGACATGTTGGCTGACCACAACGCGCGCGATTTTTGGCGAGAACATTCTAGCGCGCCATCGCGAGCGCCAGATGCAGAAATGGCGAGCTCCGTACATGGAGTATGAACCCCCCGAGGCTGGCGCAATCTATGCCATGGGCGTCGACCCTGCAGGCCATGCTGCCAGGGACCATGCAGCCTTTCAGGTGCTCAAAGTCTACGACGGCGAGTGGACGCAGGTGGCCTGCTATGCTGACCATACAGAGCCCATCGCCTTTACAAAAAAAGTGCTTGAAGTTGCAGAGCGCTACAACCGAGCCTCGGTGGTCATCGAGAGCAATGGGGTTGGCGCTGCGACGATCGCTTTAGCCAAGCAAGCGGACTACCGAAACCTTTATTGCGAGCGTCCTTATACAGCAGGTTTTACCTCGACTTCCAAGACGCTCGAGCAGATGATCGGCTGGCTTCAAGACGCTTTGATGGACGAGCTGACGCTAAATGACGATGACACCTTCTCTCAGCTTTGCTCTTACAGACACGACAAACGCACCGAAACCAGTGTCGTGGCCGAGATGCTGCGCGGAGGAATCGGCGCCAAGCGCAGAGAGCGTCATCACTGGGATAAGATTTCTGCCTTGCAGATGGCGGTAGTGGGAGCGCGCAGACTTCCAAGACGCACAAAAGAAGACACAACTAAGCGCGAGCGCAATGTTGTTTTGTTCAAAGATTTGACTTGGGACCAAGTTCAGAACTATAGAAAAACAGAGAAGCCAGACACCACAAGACGCAAACGCGCGACATATCGTAGCGTGCGAAGGAGACGCTGATGACTGAAGACCAAATGCGCGAAGGCGCTGGAAGAGCTGGAAGTCCTAGCCTTACCGACCCAGGAGCGACCGACTTTTCTGGAGGCGGAGACCGCAAAGGAGACGAAGGCCGTAAGAAAGGCCACACCGACTACGAAGGCGCGCCAGAAGACGACGAAGCCTTCTGGGGCCGTGCGCTTGAATGGCTCAAGGGAGTGCCACGCGCGCTGGTAGAAAAAGCCATGAACGCCCAGCAACCACCAGGCATGACTCCAGTTCCCGCCCCCGCAGAGACCGAGGAGATTTCCGAGGAAACCAAGGAGCAGATGGACATTACCGAGGGTGCTAAGGGCGACAAGGTCGCCTTTGACTTCGAGGAAGAAAGGCGAAGAGTGGCTTCAGACAATCTCAAAAAAGAACAAGAGCAAGAAGAGGCCTGGAAAAAAACACCAGCTACTGGCGGGGGACAATAAGATGGACGGCGCCAAACTAAAGAAAATGCGGGATAAAACCGCTGGCAAGTGGATTCAAAAGGCGGACAAGAAGATGGAGGAGAAGGGCACCAAGGGAGCCTTCACTGCCAAAGCCAAGCGCGCTGGCTACACCAAAAAAGTAGGCGACAAGACCGTAGGCGACGCCCAGGCTTACGCCAAGCATGTGCTTGCCAATAAGGACAAGTTCGACAAAGAGACCATCAAGCAGGCTCAGTTTGCAGCCAGCATGGGAAAGATAGCGAAAGACGATAAGGATTAGCTATGGCAGGCGACTTGAACGCACTTACAGCCCACGTTGCCAAGAAGGCGCTCGCGCCTCAGGAGGAGCCCAAGGCAGCCACGCCCGGCATCTTCGATGACGTTCGAACGCCAGACGGCCTGGTAGTAAAGTCCGGCAAGGATTTAGCGAACATCGACAAGCCCGAGGCAGACGCCCAAGCGTGGCTGGTCAATAATCCTCAATGGAAAGACAATCCTCTATGGCGCCAAGTCTACGCCCAAGAGCAACAGGCCCAACAAGCTACTGAGACATAGGAGGAGTAATGGCTGAAAATAAACTTAAAGACTTTGCCAAGAAGATTTCAAGGATGACCCCGTCCCACTACCTGGGCATCGACGAAGAGCTTTACTCCTCCCTGCAAAAGAAAAGGGAAGAAGTATCCGCTCGCGCCCTCGCTGAAGCACGCAAAAAAACAGGCATGCGCGCAGAAGATGTCGGGCCGCCGGACCTTAAAGGCGCCGAGGAGCAGGACGCCCGGTGGCGGAAGTCCGCTCAAGATTCAGCCGCTAGCGAAAGAGAGACGGCGAGAAAGATACGAGAAGGGACCCCCATCGGTGGCGATGGGGATCTAGACGGGGAGGCTCGAGCCCAAGAATGGCTAAAGAAAAACCCCGAGTTTAAGAACTATAAGTTCTGGCGCGAAGTCTACGCACAGCAACGACACATACCGGAGAAGTAATGGCGTTTACACACGAGCAGATCCGAGGCATTGTTGACACCCACCGCGGCAAGGCGGCCACTGAGCGACAACGCTGGGATCAATGGCGCAGATGGTACATCGGAGAATACTGGCGCAAGGACTTCGACGCACCGACCGGAGCATGGGCTGCTGAGACGGGCGCCGGCGACGACACCATCAACTTCGAAACCAACTACCCCTATGCCTATATCGACACGATGGTAGCCAACGTCTGTCCGACCAACCCCAAGGTCACAGTCACAGCTCGCCGTCATAAAAATGCAGAGTCCGCTCGCTACCGAGAGGCTCTCATCAACGACGTCTTCTTTCGTCAGAAGCTGCACGCGTCCTTGTGGGACATGGCTATCAACACTTCGATTTGCGGGCGCTCTTTCGTTAAGACTGTCTGGAACTTCGTGCGAGCCACGGTCGAGTACAAAGTCGTTGACCCCCGCTACATCTTCTTCGACATGTCTGCCTCCAAGTGGGAAGACATCCGCTATCTCATCGAAGTGACTGTGCTTCCAAAGCAAGAGTTCGAAACCAGGGTGAAGAAGTCAGGACGCAAGGGAGGATTCTATTCTTCCAAGGTCGCAAAGGACGCCACCTTCGGCGGCTACCCTAGTTGGCTGCGAGATATGAGCGCCAACAAAAGCATGGTGAACGGAGCTTCCAGGGACGTCTTTCACTGGGTGACTGTCTACGAGTTCTACGATTTCGTAAACAAGAAGTACTATCATCTTCTCGACGGAATCGAGGATCCTCTATTTGAAGGAGACTTGCCCTACCGCTACGTTCCCAATCCTTTTGAGATTCTCTCGTTCAATAGCAACATGAAGGACCTTGCAGGCCTGAGCGACATCGCTTTGATCTCCTCGCTTCAAGAGCGCCTGAACGAACTCGACACGCTCGAGCTGTGGCACGCACAAACTTCTATTCCTGTCACCCTTCTTCAGGGAAGTCTTGTGGATAACCCCGAGATGATTAAGACAGCCATCCGCGACGCCAGCACGCCAGGCTCGGTCGTCGACGTTCAGGGGAAAGCCGACGTTCCGATTCGAGATCTCTTTAGCAGTACGCCCACGCCCACCCTCATTCCAAGCTTCGACAAAATGCGCGCTCGCTCTCAGCAGGTTATCGAGTTTGTTTTGGGTATCCCTCAATACAGCCGAGGAGTTGTCGGTGTTACTGATGTTGCTACTGAAGTTGCTTTGGCTGACTCTGCTACGCGTACTCGTAACGGTCGTCGAATCAAAGCTGTAAACGACATCGTCAGCACCCTGGGCCATAACACTGTCGGTCTTTACGAGGAGTTTCTTTCAGCAGAGAGCGCTCTTCCGATTCGCCTGACCGATTCAAGAGAGTCTCTCGAGGTAACGCGCCGAGCTCTGACTCCCGAAGGAGTAACGCCAGGCTCGGACCATCCGCTGGATTATGACTACGACTCCGTTCCCTATTCGCCGGCAGAGAACAACAGGCTTACGCAGCTGCGTAATATCCAGACCTTCTTGCCGATCCTGGCCGAGGCTACCGTCGTCGATAAAGAGAAGCTCATTATTAAACTGGTGGACTTGCTTCAGATGCGCGACGTACTTCTGACGCCGGACGAACTCGAAAAGCAGAAGGCAGCAGCGCAGGCCCAGGCACAACCAGGTCCTACCCCTCCAGGTGGGATGGCACAGCCAATCCAAGGGACTCCAAACGAGGATACGATTAGCACCGGCGGTATGCCTCCAGGGGTCGAGCCTCCTCCGATGGCTCTCCCAGAGGGTGGCGCCGGTGTGACTTTACCTAACGCCCTACGCGGGCAATACTCGGGGTTCTAGATGCCGTTATACGATTTAGAATGTGAACCATGCCAGAGGTTTTTGGTTGATGTCTTCTTTACACTCAATGAAACCCCATCCTGTTCCTATTGCGATGCGCCTGCTCGTATCATTATCTCTCCCGTTCGTACTATTGGCCCTATGCCGTCAAAGCCCATGCGGCTTGAGCAGATCGGTCGTGAGTTCACCTCGAACTCTCAACTTCGGGAATATAAGCAAGCGCACCCCGAGGCCCAGTTTCTGGACAAAAATGATTCCGAATGGCGCGAGCATTACGACGACGTTCGCAACCGATGCGAAAACACTGCTTCCAAGGCGGGTTACGGAAGCTTTAAAGACTTTCAGAATGAGAAAAAGAAAATAAATGTAGCCAAACAAAGCGAAGCTAGTTTGACGCCACCCACATAATGCTGTAAAAATCATTACGGAGATCTCTATGGGTCCACACAAAGAAGACTGGGGCATGGGCGAAGACGAGGATTCCCGCACTCGTCCAGGCGAAAAAGACTACACTGGCCACGAGGGCGACGAGTCTAAAACGAAACCTGGAAAGAAGGACTATACCCAAGACGAGATGGCAGACTTCTTAGCCAAGGAGGCTCGTGACGGCCCTCATATGTTAGAACTCATAGAAGAGGAAGGCTGGGAGTTGGTTGAGAAAGACGGGCATGAAGAGGCCGAAGAGGTCAGTGAGGAAGAAGTTAAAGAGCAACTTGGGATGCGTCCTTCGAAAGCTCCTCACATTTCGGTTATTAGGCTGACTGCAGCCAAGAACGGTTTAAGAAAAGGCAATAAAGGCTGATGAGCGAGGAAGTACAAGCTACGGAAGGAGTCGCTGCGGCGGAAGCTAGCGTAGTTACTCCTGCGCCTGTGGACACGACTGTCACATCTCCGTCCCCAACGACTGAAGCCCCAGCGGCTTCTTCCCCTTCTCCCGAGCCCGTTGCCGAGGCAGCGCCAGCCGCGCCGGAAGAGCCCGTAGAACCAGAGTTTGACCTGGATTCTTGGAACGGAGAGATCGATACGCTTCCAGAGCTACATCGCAATGTAGGCACCCGCATCAATGATATGTGGAACAAGCGCTACACTACCAAAGAAGAAGAGATGGCCGAGCTGCATCGCCTCAACGATGCTCTTCTGCTAGGCGGCGATGACCCGCGCCTTAAGGAATACCAAGACAAGTTCACTGCCAGCGAAGGAAAGTATAGCGAGCTGGAAACTCAGTTCAAAGAGTACCAGGCTCATATCCAAGCTTCCGTTGAGCAGGACGCAAAAGATTACGCTTCTCGATTTAAAGAGAAGCACCAAGAGATTTTTGATGATAAAGAGAAATCAGCACAACTCGCAGGACTGATTGAAGCCGACTGGGATCCCGAGGTTGCCGTAAAACTTTTGAGTTACGGTGAGAAAGCCATGGAGATAGCGGCCAACGCGAAGCGAGACGGTGTTCCAGATAGTTATGCAATGCGGTTGGTAGAGGCTGCTATCGCTCCAAAGCGACAAGCAGAAACCAAAGTGCGCCCCGGCGCAAAGATTACCTCTGGTGCCACTGCGAGTTCTTTGCCGAATCAATCGGTGATGAGCTTGGAGGATGCTCCTTCCTTAGATGATAAACGCACAATAGCTGCCCGTAGGGCATTGAGGGTCGCGAGCGGCCGGAGGTAAAAAATGGCTATTAGTCCTGACGTATTGGCATCATGCTTAGTTGATTTGATGCCGTCTTATTCGGAACTGTTCACAACGTGGCATCCGATTCTTGAACGAGTTGTTCTGAAAGGGAACATGGACCGTAGCGTCCTGAAAGGTCCTTTTCGCGAGTTCGTCGTCGTAACCGGCGGACCTGGCCAAGTCACTCAGATCGTTAGCGGTTCTGAAGTTGTGGCTGGCGGACGAAACCAACGCGCGGTTCGAGGTGACACATTTGCACCTCGTTTGATTTACGCGTTCGATGTTCCTGGTAAGGATCTTGCTGAAGCAAACGGCGAGCTCGACCTGGCCCGAATCATCCAACATTATCCAGAGCTTGCTCTGTCGGACTTCCATGAGCGCATCGCTGCTCAGACAAGTTCAGGCACCGGCGCAGGCGTTGGCGGCTTTATGACGCTGAACGGAAATACCACGTACTCTCCCAACGGCACGGCTCGTCCTGGCGTTATTGAGTTCGCAGCTCCGAATGCTCAGACCAACACGGTCTTCAACTTGGCCAAACCTGCAACAGCAGGCTGGGTCAACCAGTTTGGTCTTATCCCGCCCGCAGGCTTTGCAGCCTCGAACGGCCGTAACACCATGCGAGAAGTGTACTACACCTGCTCACGGCAGATGAAGACACTCGGACCATTGGACCTGATGCTTGGCGACCAAGCTTCTTACCTCAACTACATCGACAGTTTGGACACGCAAGTTCGAATCACGTCCGATACGACAGCAGCAGGCGACCGTGCCCCGCACAACGTCCGTCGCGGCATCAAGTTCATGGACGCTGACTTCTACTTGGAAGACTCGATCGATATCACTGATGCAGTTTACGCTGGTAGCCCCGCTGCCAACGGTGTAATCTACTACCTCAACACGTCAACTTGGTTCAGCTACACTCTAGGACACGATGCAAGTCGTGAAACGAAAGGCGACTTTTCAGTTCGCGGACCTTTCCGTATTCCTGAGCAAGATCTGTTCCGTTACGAGATCGTTCTTAACATGGGCCTCAACACCAATCAGCTTCGTGCAAACGGCGCTGTTTGCGGTGCGGCAATCCCATAAACACCTTCAAGGAATAAGGAGACTATCATGTCAGGTGGACCTGGAACTGGAATGGGTATTGCCGTTACGACGGTAACCACAACTGCTCAAGCCCCATTGGGCTTTATTCACACCGAACCGGCGTCTTTAAGTCAAGGGCTAGCAGCCCAAGGTGAGAAGACCTGGATTTACGTCAAGGCCTCGGGATCGGCCTTAGCTGCCGGCTCCGTGTGTGCCCGGCAGGCGGGATCAGGTAACTACGGTGACCTGGTCGTGGGCCCTACGCCGAACGGCGTAGTGACGTGCGTTGCCGCGGATTCATCGACCCAAATCGTCGGTGTGGCTCAACATGCTATCCCTGATGGCGAGTTCGGCTTTATCCAACGCACTGGGATCGGAACGGTCTTGGTTGCGACCGGCGGATGCACTGCGGACACCGCGCTCCGGCCCGACGCCAACGCCGATGGACGCGATGTCGGCTTCATCGTCGACGTCAGTTTTGCCTGGGCCTTGGCTACGGTCGCGGCCGGCGCAGGCGCCACAGTTCGTGCAGTTATGAACTGCGAAGGCTAACAACAATCCTTCCTCGGGAGAGCGCGTCTACCACCCCTTACGAGGCGCACTCTCCCACTGGAAGACTAGGGAGGAATCATGACATTCATCGTAGGCCAACATAGAAAGTTTGTTCTCGCTGGACACGATACGCTCGACCCCACCAAAGTCACCGGCGCCGAGCAGATTCTTCCGCTTGGCTATCTGTGGACTTCGTTGCCTGGTATCGACGACAACGGAACTGGCGTAAACGGAAAGAACCAGGGCACCCGCACTTGGATTTATATCAAGGCTGACGGAGTCCTGGCTAACGGCCAAGTAGTGGCTCGCGTAACGGGCGATAAGGACTATGTCGGTGACGTCGCTGCTACCGGAACCGCAGCCCCTAATATTTTGGGCGTAGCCCAGTATACTATTGCCGCCGGAGAGTACGGATTTATCATGCGCGACGGCGTCGCTGAAGTAGCTCACGACGCGACTCTTGGCGCCGCGGCTAACGGAACGGTGGTGGTGGCCTCAGTTACAACCGCAGGCCGTGTAGATAACTTGGTGACTGCAGCAGGACCCACCACGGCCCAGGTCGAGCAGAGAGACTGCGTCGTCGGCACTACGCTCGTTGCAGGCAGCAACCTGTTTCGGATCCACTGCACGGGATAACCAGGAGGCGCTATGTCATCGCTAATAATGGGGCGACAGCGCCGAGGGAAGAACGAACTCTCCACTCTTGTTGACCCTGCAACTATTGTCGGGCCTGAGCAGATCTACCCTTTGGGGTATGAGGTCTATGTGTCTGCAGGAACTAACCCTGGAGATGGTTCGCAGACTTGGGTTTACGTCAAGAACACCATGGCCTCCGATATTGCAGCCTATCTTCCCGTGAGTGGAAACCCGACCCCTGATCCCATAGCCCCTTTTGAAGTGGCTACTGTGAATGCCCCGTACCCTATCTATATAGGGTACACCCA